CTTGGGGTTAATCCATGGCAATACACGTTAATGGAGGATATTAAGAATGGATAGAGATGCTTTTGTGGGAAATATTACTACTATTGGGAAATTCATATTATTAGCTACTGGAACACCATCATTGGTATCCTTTGCAAGTAGCAACGATTATATTATCCTTATTAGTGCAATATTCGGTGTAGTATGGGCTTTCTATGATAGTAAGTATTTTAACACATTTTTCAAAAGAAATGCTGTACCAGTAGCTGATGAATACAGTGATGGTTTAAATCCAGAATATACTACTGGTGATGAAGATGAGTGAAACACCTTGTACTGAACATGAACAACAGATACAGGAGTTAGCACGTAAAACCGCCGAATTAGAAACTCGTTCCGATTATAAGGAAAAGATGATTGATGATTTGAATGATAAAATGGATAAGATGGACGGTAAAATGGATAAGTTACTGACTGGTTTCCATGATTTTAAAATCCAATCAAATAAGAATGATGCGGAGTTAGAAGTACGGTTGAAAGCTTATGAAACTGAATTGAATGGTATTAAGCAACAAATGCGAGATGATAAAGAGGAACATGACCGTAGATTAAACCGTTATCTTGTAGTTGTTGGTTTAGTATTTACTGCTATTACGATTATTATTAAGTTTATTTGAGGTGATTTAATGGTGGAAGAACATAATCCGCATAAAAACGATGAACCATACCATTATCCTTATGCTGTAAGGAAGGATTATAAGAAGAAACTTGACACTTGTTTGGCGGGGATCAGAGATGGTATGAAAGTTCAAGATGCGGTAAGTATGGCTTATGGTGTAGACAAGCGTAGATGGTTTGAATGGGTTGATATGGTAATGGAGGACATGGAAAAAGGTATCACTAATTCACCATTGATTAATGCTGTTATGAAGATTAGTCAAGGTCATAGTAATGCTGGACGTAGATTGACTAAACGTGCTAATGAGTTAGCTCTTGATGATGAAGCTCCTAACGTTGAAATGTTAAAATTCTTGTTAGAGCGTAATTATGGTTTCACCAAAACTTCTCAACAAGAGGTAGCGGTTTCAGCACCTGACGAATTTAGTTTTAATATTAATATTACAGAATCAGAGAAAAAAGACGATGGCAATTGATTTAGATATTCCGATGACAAAAGCCCAGCGGGCATGGATTGGTGAAACTGCAAGGGAGTTCCTTGTTGAAGGTTCAGCGGGGTCTGGTAAGACTATTTTTGCTTGTTATAAGGTTGTTTTTTATTGTTTACAATATCACCATGCAAGTTGGTATGTTTATCGTAAGACTTTACCAAGTTTGAAGCGTACTGCTTGGAGAGAAATTAGGAATATCTTGTATAATATTGCTATTGAACGTGATAGAAAAGGCAATATTACAAAGTCTTTATATGATTTATGCCATGAAAACAAGTCAGAAGGGACTATAACGTTTCCTAATGACTCTGTTATTCATTTTGGTGCGTTAGACGAGATAGGGAAAGTTCGTTCTATCAATGCTGATGGAGTATACATCGAGCAGGGAGAGGAATTGCTTGATACAGCGTTTTACACCGAGTTAATGCTTCGTTTAGGAAGAGGAGAAGTTAGCAAGCGAGGCGATGGATATTCACAAATGTTACTTGTTGTACAACCGGAGGACGAGGAACACTGGATATACAAAAGGTATCATGAATATTATGATGCAAAAAACGAGTTCGAGAACGAAAAAAGAGATGTAGAAACCCATAACAAACATCACCCCGATGACTTATGGGATTACCGAGATTACGATACTATTTTGAAAGAAATTCAAAGTAGACGTGTTAAAGCTCACTTCCATTACTCACAGAACGATTTCTTACCTCAATTCCAGAAGGATTATTATGACAATCTGAAAAACGAGGACTATGACTTATGGTTACGTTATAGTGCTGGTAAATGGGGTAAGTTATCTGATGTGATTTACACTAATTACGATACTGTCATACCTGATAACCAACATTATGATTTTTGGAGTTTTGGAGCGGATTTTGGTTTCAACAACCCCAGCTCATTTTTACTCATTGGCTGGTATGATAATGAGATGTATATTGTCGATGAAGTCTATGAGCGACAATTAACTAATACTGAATTGATTGAAGAGTGTAAAGATATGCTTTTCAGAAATAATTTATTACCAAAGCATCTTTCAACTGGATATGGTGATGCTGCTGAACCTGACCGTATTAAACAATTTAATCAAGAAGGGTTTCCGATGACTGCTGGTGTTAAAGATGTTAATGCTAAAATCACCACTACAAAGCAGACAAAGATACATATCCACCCAAGATGTGTTAATACAATTAAGGAGATTAAAGGTTACAAATATCGGAAGAATAGGGACGGAGTAACGCTTGATGAACCTGTAAAGACCAACGACCATTCAATGGACGCTATGGCGTATGCTTGTTATGGTTATAGGGGTTATTTATCACCTACTCGCCCACAATCAAGAGAATATTATACTGATAACATTATGGTTTTTTGAGGGAGATTAAATTATGGCTTGGAATCCATTTAAAAGGATAATCAAAAATGTTCGTTTGCCAAATGCGGAAGCTTCCGCAATCTATGAAGTAGGAGCAGACGACATAGCAGTCAATACTAATGATAAAAGTGTTGAATGGGGGGATAAACTTCCACGACTTGTTATTCCATCTATAAAAAATCTTCGTTTATGTGCAGAGGATACCGAAATAGTCAATGGGATCATTGAAGATTTAGTGATTAAATCAATCAGTGGCTGGGTTGTCGAAGGAGAGAACCAGGAAGCTGTTGATTTCATTGTTGAAGAGCTTAATCGTTTGGATATGATGCACATACTCCACGAAACCGCCACCAACAATATGATTGATGGTGCAATGTATTATAATAAAGTTGTTCAGAATGGTAAACTTTATTTACGTGAATTAGCTTTTGACGGGGATAATTATCGTATTAAAGAGTTATATGATGATTTAACTGGTTCAGAAGTTATTGGTTATAAGCAGATTGTTAAAAAGAATAAGAATACTAATCGTGGCTGGCAACAAAAAGAGTTCCGAGATTTAAGGGAGGAATTAGAGGAAGTGGAGTATAATTTCTTACCAGAGGAAGTGTTAGCGACTCATTTCTTTACAAGACATGGTAAGCATAAAGGAATGGTTGAGAATGTCCTTGATGAAGCTTATATGTTAAATTTACTCTTACGTATGATGCCACAGGTTGTTTATAAACAAGCTAATACTATGATTTTACGTAAAGAACCTGAACAGATTGGTTTAATCCATATTGCAAAAAAAGCCATCATAAAAGCAGTCAATTCCATGTCAAATTATCATAAAAAAGGCGTGGTTTATTTACCGGAAGGTTTGACATTAGAGATGATTGGTGATACTAATCTCCCGAAGATTCAGAATTATATTGAAAAATTAGAGAAGCATATTTTTATGGGATTATCAACTCCGCCATCAGTCTTTGATGGGAGTAGCAGTAATCGTTCTACTGCTGTTGTTCAATTAGATAGTGATAAGAGTGGTAGAGTATTATTCCAACAGTATTTACAACATAAATTATTCGGTGTAGCACAGATTATCATTAATTGGTTACTTGAATTAGGCGGTTACGAAAAAGATAGTGTTTGGATTAACTTTAATCCACAAACCGACGATGATGGTAACATATTAACTGAAAATAAAACCATTTCCACCAGTAAACCTGGTGATGGTCTTAATCTGAATAATATTAGTAATGGAGAGGGTAGAATTGCAGAAGTCAGTTCATAATATCCCAACTCATGAAGAGTATTTTGGATTAGATGATAACTTTGTCGATGATGATGAGTTTGAAGCCGAATCAGATGATGATAAGCTTAAAAAAATGCTTGTTATCATGTTAGGGTTACTGCAAGAGTTTTATCTGCTCCATATGTATGATACTGCTTATTATTTTGTAAGTGAACAATTTGAGATAGATATTGAGAATTTTAACAGTACATTAAAGGATAATTTACTGGTTTTATTTAATGATTATATTAAAGAATTAACCACTGAATATGATGTAGAATGGAGTATACCATCTGATACTGTTGATATACCAGTGGAAGTTGAAGAGATTGTTGATAGTGGCGTTGATGCAGTAACTGATACTTTGTATAGTGATTTGAAAGACAAAGCAGTATTTTATACTGTTTTATCAATGACAACAGGAAGTTTTAGTCCACATAGTAATTTCCGTAGAGCTATCAAAAAACTAACCAATGAAATTGATTTTAAAGGACAGCACATTCATAAAATCATCAAAAGAAAGTACGATGAGTTCGTATACGGTCAAGAAGCATTATTTACTTGGAGATGTAGTGGGCGGAATACTTGTGCATGGTGTTATGAGATTGAAGCTATGGGGGCTATGCCATTAAGTTGGTTCCCGGTGGATCATATCAATGGAGAGTGTGTTTTAGTTCCAGTGTATCCTGATAAGTATTCTGATGAATATTCTAAAATAATCAAGGCGTGATAATAATGGAGAGAGTTAAGTTATTTGAACCTTGCTTTATGGAATATGATGTTTATGACAAGCCGGTTCGTTATACTGACGAATTTTTACAAGAATTGGCAAGCAAGGTTAATAAAACCAATCTTGTTTTTGAGGAACATTTATCCGAAAAAATAGGAGATGTATCAAATTTCACATTCATAGATGGTGCTTTATATGCTGATGTCGCAACCGATAAAGCACTTGATAATTTAGGTTACAGTCCTTATATTAACTGCTCTTTGCAGGAAGAAAAGGATTGTTGGTTGGCTGTTAATCCTACTGGTTTTACTGATGTTGCATTGACAAGTAACCCAAGAAAAGCAGTTAGTTTACCTAATACTAATGGAGGAAGTCGCATGGAAGAAAAAAACGATAATGAAACTATCAAAATCCTTAACAATCAAATCAAGGATTTAAATAAACAATTGGCTATCGCAGAAAATAAAAACAAAGCCAATGAAGAAAAACTTGGTAAATTTGATGAAATCGAAAAAGAATTAGAAGATTTACGTAAATGGAAATCTGATAATGAAAAAATCATCGAAGAACAAAAACCAATAATTGAAGCTTATAAAAAAGACCAAGAAACCAAAAGGTCTGAATTAATCGAAAAGTTATCTGGTGGCAACGAAGAAGTTAAATCCCAAATGAAAGACATGGACTTAAACACTCTCGAAGTCATGGATAATTTACAAGCACATGAACAACCGCCAAAAGGAATCTCTGCACATAACGCAGAAGGTTTAAACGAAGGCGATGGTTCAGATGATAAAGAAGCCGAACAAGTTGAACGCAAACAAGCAGTTGAA